CTTACAGGAGGATTAGACTACACAGGAATAGGACAATACGATGCACCGTTAGGTGATGTCTTAAACTCATACGATAAGTTTGCAGATCCAATAGACAGTGACATTAGATTCCTACTACAAGGTGGATGCTCAGGAACTAAGGAGCAAGAGCAAGCAAAGGCAAATAAACTTATACAATTAGCAGAGGGAAGAAAAGATACGGTTGCAGTTATATCTCCCAATAGAGATTCTGTAGTCAACGTGACCGACTCTGCAACTCAGTTGAAGAATGTTCTATCATTCTTTGCACCACTAACCTCATCATCATACGCAGTATTCGATTCTGGATTCCAGTATGTGTATGATAGGTTCAATAAGAAATTTGTGTACATGCCTTGCTCCTCTGATATAGCAGGGTGCATGGTAAGAACTGATAGGGATCACTTCCCGTGGTTCTCACCTGCAGGTACGCAAAGAGGTGGATTGAACTTTGCTATCAAACTAGCATTCAATCCTGGTCAGGATGCGAGAGATCAGTTGTATTCAAATAGAATCAACCCAATCACATCAAAACCTGGCGACGGTATAATTCTGTTCGGTGATAAGACTGCTCTTGCATTCGAGTCTGCCTTCGACAGAATAAACGTAAGGAGATTGTTCATCGTCATTGAGCAAGCAATAGAGAACGCTGCTAAGTCAGTGCTATTTGAACTCAACGATGCAGGGACAAGATCTAACTTCGTGAACATCGTCGAACCATTCCTTCGTGATGTGCAGGCAAAGAGAGGTATACAAGACTTCTTACTTGTCTGTGATGAAACCAATAACACACCTGATGTTATTGATCGCAATGAATTCATTGCTGACATATTTGTCAAACCAGCAAGATCAATCAACTTTATTGGTCTAACCTTTGTTGCTACGAGAACTGGAGTTTCCTTCAGTGAAGTCGTAGGAACAGTGTAATAGGAGACCCCCACAATCATGGCATTAGACAGAAACATTTTCTCCATTCCGAATAACGAAAGATCTATTGATTCTTTCAAAGCAAGACTTATAGGTGGTGGTGCTCGTCCTAACCTCTTTGAGGTTGAGATGGACTTCCCCTCAGGTGTTGGCATTTTCGATGATGAGATCGAGAACACAACTCATCGTATGATGATCAAGGGGGCACAGTTACCTGCCTCCAATATTGCAGAGGTTATCGTACCTTTCAGAGGTAGACAACTCAAGGTAGCAGGTGATCGTAGATTCGATCCATGGACAATTACAGTGGTCAACGACGGTGACTTCAAGTTAAGAGAAGCATTTGAGCGTTGGGCAAACTTTATAATCAAGGTGTCAGACGGATCTGGTACTATCACTCCATCAGATTATTTTGCTGATTGGAGAGTAAACCAGCTGGGTCGTGCTAGAACAGACTTGAACGTAAGAGGTGACCAGAGTGGTGCCACATTACCAGTGCTAAGAAGATACAACATGAGAGGTTGTTGGCCTAGTGCTGTGAGTGGAATCGAACTATCATATGATACACAAGACACTATTGAAGAGTTCCAAGTTACTCTCCAAATACAGTGGTGGGAAGCATATGATGGCGACAATAACGAGTCTGTGGTATAATAAATAGGAAAATACCAGTAAAATAATATTATGGCAAAACTGTTTGGATTCTCCATAGAGGACGAGTCCAAGAAAGCTAAAGGCATAGTCAGTCCTGTCCCTCCTAATAAAGAGGACGGTGCTGACTATTTTCTGTCTTCTGGTTTCTATGGACAATACATTGACATCGAAGGAGTATTCCGAACAGAGTTTGATGTTATAAAAAGATACCGTGATATGGCGTTACACCCTGAATGTGATACTGCCATAGAGCACGTTGTGAACGAGGCAATCGTATCAGACATGAACGATAGTCCTGTGGAGATAGATTTAGATAACTTGAATGTGAGTGAGAATCTCAAAAAGGTTGTGAGAGAAGAGTTTAAGTATCTCAAAGATATCATGGAGTTTGATAAGAAGTCACATGAGATTTTTAGAAACTGGTATGTAGATGGTAGGTTGTTCTATCACAAGGTGATAGATATGCAAAAACCTGACGAGGGAATAAAAGAACTGAGATATATTGACGCACTCAAACTCAAGTTGATGCGAGTTCAACCTAAGAACGAGCGAGGTGCTAAAGGCACACAAGGCATACCTGTTTTACCATACTCAGGTGAGCAAACTATTCAGAAAGACACAAAGATACAAGAGTTCTATACTTATTACCCTCAAGGCATGGCACAGAGATATGGATCTGTTGCAGGTAAAGGTATAAAAATCGCAAAAGATGCGATTACATATGTTCACTCTGGTCTTGTAGATAGAAATAAAAAAATTACTCTCTCTTACTTACATAAGGCAATCAAAGGTCTTAATCAATTACGCATGATTGAGGACAGTCTTGTTATATACAGATTGTCACGTGCACCTGAGAGAAGAATATTCTACATTGACGTTGGTAATTTACCTAAGGTAAAGGCAGAACAATACTTGCGTGATGTCATGAGTCGTTATCGTAACAAGTTGGTGTATGACGCTAACACTGGTGAGATAAAGGACGATAAAAAGTTCATGTCTATGCTTGAGGATTTCTGGTTACCACGAAGAGAGGGTGGTAGAGGAACTGAGATCTCTACATTGCCAGGTGGACAGAACTTAGGTGAACTGACAGATATAGAATACTTCCAGAAAAAATTATACCGTGCGTTAAACGTGCCTGAGTCACGTATTGGTGGCGATAGTGGATTTAATCTTGGTAGATCATCAGAAATCTTACGTGACGAACTTATGTTCAGTAAGTTTGTAGGTAGATTACGTAAGAGATTCAGTGCGTTGTTCCTAGACTTACTCAAGACACAACTTGTTCTTAAGAACATTGTGACACCTGAGGACTGGGAGAAGATGGCAGAGCATATACAGTTTGACTATGTGTATGATAACCACTTTGCAGAACTCAAAGACCATGAGTTGATGACTGAGCGTCTTAACATTATGGTTGCAATCGAACCATACATCGGCACATACTATTCTAGAGATTATGTCAAGCGTAAAATCTTACGTCAGACAGATGAAGAGATAGAAGAAATGGCACAGGAGATGGAAGAGGAGAATGAGGCAGGCATTGGTGTACCTCTGGAAACTCAAAATCAAATGATGCAGGGGGCAATAGACAATGAGGTTGCAAAACAAGATCTAGGTAAGAACGGTAAGGAACCAAACCTTGACAATGCCAAGAATGGTGGTCGCACAGAGGCACCAGAAATAAACATCAAGAAAGCTAAGATATAAATATAACTAGCGTTTTATTAAATTATGGACTCAGAAAAACTCATTGATATGATAGCAGGTGATGCTGCCTCGTCTGAGGTGACTGATGCTATCAAGGATATGCTATACAATAGATCAGCAGGTTTGGTAGACAAAGTTACACCAGAGATTGCTGCAGAGTTGTTCGGTGATGAGATTACGGACGAAGATGGTGTGCCATTAGAAGGCGACGGTCTTCCAGAAGTAGGTGACGGAAACGCCATTGAACAAGAACCTGAACAGGAACCAGAATGAGTGCATCACAACCATTATCATTAGTATCAGACATAGGTGAGGTAAGTAGTGCTAACGCAACGTCAGCAGTAACTTCTGCACAGATCGTGAGCACAGGTGTGCTTTATGTTGTCTGTTCAGAAGCAAAAGCAGGTGGTCACATCGCAGCATGCAACACTGCCAATCAAGCAGGTGTTGGATCCTTCCATGTGGCAAAGGGAGATTCTTTCCTTTATCGCTATGCTCACCCTGCAAAAGCACCAGTCTCTGCTATTAGTAAAGCATCAGACGCAATCATAACTGTTGACCATACAGATACAAAAATATCCGTGGGTGATTTTGTCACTCTCACAGGATCATCTGTAGGCACATACAACAGCACGATTGCACATAAAGAAGTTTTGGCAGTCCAAAGACCACAAAAGTTTAATGACTTCAAGACTACTATCACAGTTGATGCTGACACATCATCGCTTGCAGATTTTACTGGCACTGCAGTATTGTCTAAGTCTGTCATATTCAGACTAGCACCCGAAACAGCATCGGGATGTACATTACACTTACACGAGGTAGGAATAGGATGAAGTTAATTTCAGAAGAAATAGAATCAGTTGATATTCTTACCGAAGAAAAAGACGGCAAGAAAACTCTCTATATCACAGGACCTTTTTTACAAGCAGAGATAGTCAATCGCAACAAACGTTGCTACCCTCTCTCTACTATGATGAACGAGGTAAAGAGATATACAGATGAATTTGTATCTAAAGGACGTGCACTAGGAGAACTAGGTCACCCCGACGGACCTCAAATTAATCTTGATCGTGTGTCACACAAAATTGTCTCTCTCCATCAGGAAGGAAACAACTTTATGGGCAAGGCACAAATCCTATCAACTCCAATGGGAAAAATCGCACAATCACTTTTAGGTGAAGGTGTAAAACTAGGTGTGTCCTCCAGAGGTATGGGATCTATCAGACAACATGAGGGTGTATCTTATGTTGGCGAAGATTTCATGCTCGCTACTGCTGCAGACATCGTTGCTGATCCATCAGCACCAGATGCATTTGTAGATGGCGTGATGGAAGGAAAGGAATGGGTCTGGGAGGGATCTATTTTGCGTGAAAAAAATATATCAAATATAAAAAGGAGTATAAATACTCTAGTGGATCAGAAAAAACTTGACGAATATAAGTTAGATTTATTCTCAAAGTTCTTGAAAGATCTATAATTGTCTAAATAACTACAGTAAATTCTTACGATTACGGACTGGTAAACGATGGACGCAAGTAACAGCGAACTAAATGAAATGGAGAACCAGGTAACTAAGGGAGCTAAACCTGCCGAAGCAATGCCTACCACTCCGAACTACGTACCCGACGCAGGGGGAACAGGTGTAGAGGACTTAGGAGGTCCTACGCCACAAAATAGCAAACCAACTGACAATAGCAATAAGTTGAAAACACCTAGTGCTAAACTTGCTCAGACTGGAGACGCTCATTTTAAAGGAACTGCAGGCGTGGTTCATCAAGACGGACCTTTAGGTAACCAAAAAAATGGTATGAAATCATCAGGTTACGGAAGAGGTGCTAACGAGGAAGTCGAGAATGACGAGTCCGTCGTAGAATCAGAGGTTCAGGAAATTGACATTGACCTCTCTTCAGATGTACAAGCATTATTTGAAGGAGAGAAACTTTCTGAATCATTCAAACAAAAAGCAACAGCAATCTTTGAAGCGACTATCAAGTCGAAGATTGTATCGCTACAGAATTCTCTCGAAGAGAGCTACCAAGCACAGATTGAGGAAGAACTCACTAAGTACAAGGCAGAACTCCAAGAAAGAGTAGACTCATACTTGCACTATGTTGCAGAAGAGTGGATTACTGAAAATGCACTCCAAGTAGAGTCGGGGGTCAGAGGGGAACTCTCTGAATCCTTTATGACTGGTCTCAAAGGTCTATTTGAAGAACATTATGTTGAAATCCCTGAGGACAAATATGATGTATTAGAGGCTATGGTCACTAAACTAGATGAAATGGAGACAAAACTCAACGAACAGATCGATAGTAACGTCGCTTTGACCAAGCGTCTCTCCGTATCTGTCTCCGATAACATCCTTGATGAGGTTAGCGAAGGTTTAGCACTTTCTCAAAAAGAGAAGCTTGCTGAGTTAGCACAAGGTGTTGAGTTTGAGAGTGAAGAACAATACAAGGGACAACTCGACATACTGAAAGAGTCTTACTTTAGTAAGAAACCAGTAGTTGAATCCCAAGAAGTCATCTCTGAAGATGCTCCCGTAGTGGAGAATACAGCAGCGATGGACGCTTATCTTCAAGCACTGACTAAGTTCCAATAAATTAAATTCAACCTTACACTCAAAAAGGAAAACCATGTTTAACTCTGGACAACTCCAGAAGAAGTGGCAACCACTCCTTGAAGCAGAGGGACTTGAGAATATCAAGGACAATCACAGAAAGGCAGTTACAGCACAACTTCTAGAGAACCAAGAAAGATTTCTTAGAGAGGAGAGAGCATTCTTATCAGAAGCACCTCCTACAGTAAACACAGACCCATCAGGCACAGGCAATCCAGGTTTCTCTGGTTCTGCAGCAGTCGGTGGTCCTGTAGCTGGTTTCGACCCA